GATACCCTCAATAAACATATTCTTCTTGCCGTTTTTTTCTTCGACAAGAACCTTGGCGGTTTCGATCTCTTCCGTGATGAGTTTCATTAGTTAAGCCTCAGGTTGTTCTTCTTCTACTTCATCATCAGGTGTCTCCGCTTCAGCAGCAGGAGCTTCAACTTCTGTTGTATCCTCAACAGAACTAGGTGCTAGGTCAGGTACTTCACCACCAAACATTCCAGCAGTAACCGATGGGGTTACAGCATTGATATTCTCTTGTGACTTAGCATAAAGGATCTCTTTGATCTTATCATGCACATCAGACTGAGCATTATCGGCTGCAATCATATCAATTAAATCATTATCCATAATAGTTAATTTATAAAAGATTACTTATTATTTATATTTCTCCGCCTTGTGGCATTTCTGGCGCCTCTGTGGCACTACCATCTATGCCAGGTTCTGTTGGTGCTTCCATGCCCATATTAGGATCTGGATTCATTGCCCCACCAGGCATTTGTTCTGGATGAACTCCCATTTGAAGTTGTTGTACTTCCATAGGATCAGCAACTAGGCCATCTTTAATTTCCTGTTGCATTTGTTTGTTTATCTCTTCGATCTCTTCGTCTTTCTGTTTTAGAATGTTTCTACGAACATAATCGAGAGAAAAATATTTTCCGATATATGGGTCTACTGCAGCCACTACACCAAGTCTTTCATTGATAAGTTCAGTTTCTTTTAGTTCTGCAAAGTGATTATCATAGACATAATCAAATTGTATATGATCTGATAATGTTTCCCAATCTTCTGGTGTGACAATGTTTTTAAGAATACATTGAGTTTTCAACATATCTAAGAAGAGATTTGAAAATCTCTTTCTCATTCTACCAACAAACTTGGTAAATTTTATTTCATCTCTTAGTATCTCAGATGATCTACCCAAGTTAAATCCATCACCTGATCCAGCGATACGAGATTCTGGAACTCCTAGTGAGCGGTATAGTTTCTTTTGGAAGTACTCGATGTCGCTAAGTTCTCCAAGATTTTGTCCACCTGGCAACGTAGTGATCTCAGTACCTCTTCCACCTTCACGTCGGGGGAGCCAGAAATCTTCGAGCATGGACATGTGTTTTCTGTCATCTCTAATTTCTCCTGTTGATGCGTCGTATACTAGTTTGTTTCTATAACGGTTCATCACCTCTTTAAGGTATTGTTCCGCCTTGATCTTCGGTAAATTACCGACATCAATATAGAATATTCTTCTCTCTGGAGCACGAGAAAGTCTGTATATAACTAGACTATCTTCAATCATTCTAAGTTGATTGAGTGCCTTGATTGACTTATGTAAGTAAGAAAGAATAGTTTGTTTGTTCCTGTCAACCAAACCTGAGTGACAGAATGTGATGGCATCTGGTGCAATCTTTACTGGTCTCTGTTTAGTTGCAAAAGGAGTTTGACCAATAGCACCTAGAGCATTTTTACTCTGTGTTGCACTAGGATCATACTGGTAATACTCCTCTATATCAGGAGTTTCTACATCCGCTGGATTATTTGCATTGACTCTCTTAATTGCTCCTTGTAATGTAGGATCTGTCTTTAGTTTTCTAACTAATTTTATTTTAAGTGGATCAATATATCTAACTTCTTTTAATCCTTCTTCTGGTTTTTTGATATCAATTACTTTATGATAATAAATTCTACCATCAATGTACCAGTTCCTTAGTATCTCGTGGCACTTCTGATCAAAGTTCATGACTTCCTTCACTGCCTTGAACTCATCTCTAATTAATTCTTTAAGCTTCGCAGATGCTGGAAGATTCTCCAAATCGATTTCGACAGGAGAATCATTCTGATCTGAAACTATTGCTTCATTTATTATATCTTCAATGGCAGAATCCACTTCTGGATGCAGTGCCATCTCTCTATATCTTTTTATTAACTCAAATTCTGACTTAAATACACCATCAATATCAACATACTGGCCATAAAAACCACTCGAAACATAATAGTCTGAGGAGTCTTCATTCGACTGAGGTACAGGAGAGACGACGTTCTTATTTTGATCGTCATCCTTCTCTATTTTAAAACCAAATAATTTAGCCATTAACTCACTTCTACTGGGCTGTCCCAGTTATTTATATCTTATATTATAACACTATTATCGTGTTTCTGCAAACATTGAATTGCCATCTGGGTTAAGAGCATCCCACCACTGAACTTGTAAATCAACTGTAAACTCTTCGATAGTGTCAGGTTGATCGTATGAAAGTTCAATCGCACTTATGTTTGTTGGGAATATTCCGTGGAATTTATACGCCTTTAAAACAGGAACCTTATCCCCATTTTTAGGCCCATCTAATTGAGCAGTTCCCTGTGTTGAGTTCGCAGCAGCAATACCATTTCTACCTAACTGATAAACATATGCATCTGTTTGATAGTCATTAGGTGTAGTTTCTCCAGTTGCATTTTGTAAGTTATTCATGCCGTTCATCCATCTTTCCATGGCATTACGGATTGCAAAGTCAGTATCGTTGATAACTGTGATTGTCCAAACATCAAATGTTCTATCTCCAGCAATCTTTAAGTTCCTTCCTCTGAATGGAACGTCGATTGGAGTGATATTAGATGCAGGGAGATTAGCAGCTTTAACTAGAAATCTAGCCTTCTCGTCAAAATCTGATGTGTCACCTTTTGTTCCTGTTGGGAAATTTAGTAATACCTCGAACAAATTGGGACGAGCACCACCTCCGACTAGCTTCGATTTGAAGCTGTCTATCGTCCTCTTACCTATTTCTGGTGCGTCAAGTGCCATGAGTTAATTCCTCTCTTCTTGTGTATTTAGTAATTAAACAGATCCAACAACTTCATCAAAGCTGATGCCAGTTCTAGTTGCAACGAATGTTAATCCGATGAAGTTAATAGAACGTGCAGGCTTCACGAAGATGTCTGCCTTGAAGGTATTTGCATCAATAACATCTGGAGTGTTATTAGTTTCGTCACAAATAAGAACGAACTCTGAGATACCTCTTTTTGCTTGTACATCACGAAGATAAGGTTCAACAATGTTGACAAAGTTAGTTCTTGTCAAGTCATCGTTAAATTCAAATAATTGAGACCTTGATGCTCTCTCAATAACAGATTCGATTGTTAAGAACAAACGACGAACGTTAATTCTATCGAACGCTGATGGTACTTTCTGTGCAGTTTTGTCACCGAATAGTGAAATACCAGCGCCAGGTGAGAAGATTACAGGGTTGATTCTCTTAGGATAAAGTTGATCTCTTTGTCCCTGTGATGGGTTATATGCAAGTTTAACTGCATTGTTGATAGTTCCTCTAGTTGCACCAGCTGGTGAGAACCAAGGGAATGAGTTGATAGATGTTCTTGCCATCAATCCAGCAATATCACCATTAAGAGGGATATATCGAAATGTGTTATTAAATCTATCAAATGTATACTTGTAACCTGAGTCGAATACTCCATAAGATGTTGATTGTAGACTATCATAGAATTGTATGATATTTGCAGTCTGTTTGTCTGTGTCTGTTACACCGACAACTCCCTCTCTATAAGGTGAGATACATGCAATACAATCCTTTCTTGTGGTTGCAATACTAAGTAGTTTGTTTGCCTTAGCTTGTGCTTCGTAGATACTTGTTCCACCAGATGGCCCTTGTATTAAGTAGTTAACTGAATACTCAGCAGGGTTATCTAGAACTTGATAAGAACTTACGATATCAGCTAAAGTACACTTGTACTCACCAGCAGAACCGTAGTCGTTACCACTTGCAAGAGTCATTACACTTGCACCAGCACCATTGAAAGTAACTCCTTGTGCCTTAGTTCCCCAAATTCCACCAGAATCAACTGCGTATCCACTCATCATTGTGTGTTTCATACCCACACCTGTTTGAGCAGCACCAACAAATATCTGATTAGAGAAGTTTGCGATGTAGTCTTTGTAGTAAACACCTGTACTTGGTGAGATCCTTGCGTCAGAAGCCTTGGATAATCCTGCCCATTTCTCAATGACGTTTCCAGAAGTACCAGTTACAGATCCATCGTCATCAACAACAACGACATGGAATTCATCATTCTTAGAACTTCTTTCTGAAGCATACTCTGTAGTTGATGGTTTGGATGCAAGTGATTTCCAGAATACTGTGGAGTTTTCTAGACCAAGTGTCTGTTGATCATACCAATCAACAATACTATTACCTTCTCTTAGATAAAGACCACTACCAACACCAGCATTTACTTGAGATTTAACTATAAATGTGGTATTTGCAAACGCTACAGTTGCTGCAGTATCCATAATGATATACTGTTGTTGTGTACCGTAGTTAACAATAGTACCAGAATAAGTTCCGTTCTCTGACTTAACTGTGTCGCCAGGAGCAGACTTAAGTGTATTGAAATCAGCACCGAAAGTAATTTCAGTAGAACCGATACCAACACTAGCATTAAATCTTGTTCTTTCAACACTCTGTGCAACGCCTGATGTATTGAAGAACTGAATTCTATTTGGATGGTTTACACTAGCATCTGATGTAATGTTATCGTTGTAGATACCAACGTCATAACCTTGGAAAGCTGAAGTTGAAGAACCCTCTTCGTAATCTACTGCACTCCACACATCTGTAGTAACATTGTGCTTACTTACAATCTTTATGTCTACTGATCCAACGTTGATCTGTGTGACAATTCCTTTTAGATAACCTGTTTGAACACCAACAGTACCATCTGTGTTTGCAACACTAGTTGAGAATCCAGCTGTAACTGCGTATCCTACAACCATTCCGTCTGTACCGATTGCAAGTCTTTGATCTGCTTTACCATCAATGGTGCAAATCTTAAGACCATTTGCCCAAGAGCCAGGGTTTCTTGCAGCATACATCCAACTTGTGTCTGTTGAACGATTGTTGTAATAATCTTCGGATGACTTGATTGACAAGTTTGTAATCGCAACACCAACAGGTGAGTTAGCATTGGATAATGTTGCATTGTTAGTTCTTAATACTCTTAGGATTCCTCCATAAGATAAGAATGAAGATGCAGTCATCCAGTATTCATATTGTGCATCAGTAGATTGGGGCGCTCCAAATGTTTCTAGAAGATCAGATTCAGTCTCAATTAGAACTGGTTCGTCTACAGGCCCTTTTTCAAATGGCCCAGCGATAGCTCCAACTTGATCGTTGATTCCGTCTATCCTTCCTACAGTTAAGTCTACCTCTCTTACCTTAACGCCTGGAGATACTAGATTTAGCGTCATGTTGTGTTCCTCGAAGATCTCAGTTGTTTTCCTGTTATTATTTAGAATTTAGTACTTTTTCACTGGGGAAACGATGCATGAACCCTCTACCAGTCTGGGTAATCTGCCAAGTATGGAGGTAAAGGCCTAGGTCTATTTCTCTTTCTTTTCTTTTTTACTCTGTCAATAGTACAAGTCTTACACTCATATGAGTATGACGATGGCACCTCGCCTCTACTCCTTCTAGTAAGATAAAACCCTTCTGTCAGTGAGTATGTCTTACCACAAGTTCTACATTTCCTTTCATGTAGAAACAGGACTGGTTCATCTAAGTCCACTTACAAATAATCCCACATATAAGATCTATCGCCATACTCATCCACATTCCATCTATCGCCTTGATCATCTACGAATGATGTTTCTTCATGTACACCGTCACTAATAAATCCAAAAGGTGCCATGTCTGCCTCTATCTGATCTCTTTGATCATCATATACTCTCTTTCGTATATCATCATCTGTCATCTCTTTGAAATAATCTTGCATCACCAACCATGCAAATATTACTAGGCACATGGCAAGGTCGTCATTACATCCTTCTTCTGCCTCAAATGAGTTTGATTTTTCAATAAAGGTTGTGAGTTCTGCAATAATATTGTAATCTTTGACTATCAGTTTATCTGCCTCTATCAGAGTCTTAAGGTTGAGTGATCCTATCTTCTTGACAGTTTTAGACATCTTGACTCCTAGTTGTACCTTACTACCAGAAAATCCTTGACCTAATACTTGTCCAGCCCTACCTCTCATTGCAGTCATCAAAACATTTTCATATTCCATATCATAGAAAAGTATTGATGCTATCTGATCTCCTATATCATTTACTTCACATAAAACGTATGCATTGTTATATGCCTTGGCAAAATCTGCTATGACACTAGGGAATAACATTGGTTTGATAGAGTTGTTCCTATATTTGGCAACAACTTTATATGGAAACTCTGTAGTGTCAAATACTATAAATGCAGAGTAATCTTTCTCTACACCTCTTGCAACGTCAACAGTGATTGAATAATTATGTTTATCTATTGGGTTTTCATATATTTCTCCACCTCTCTTACCACGATTAATTGGTTCATCATATACCATAGTTTTTAACTTAGCTGGTGATATCAACGTATCAACAGATCCTAAGAACTCACATTCAAACTCAACACGGAACTGTGCTTCTGATGTGTTCTTGATCGTCTGTTCTTTCCATGCTTCATCTCTGCCTGGCACTTCTGACCAGTGAACGTCTGTTGTGACGTATTCGTTCCTATTCAGTTCTGCATCATGCCACA